ACGACCCGTAGTGTATCTGCTGTCTTGCTGGAGCCAACGTTTGTTTAGGGGGGTATGTGCCATAATCTACTCTCTTTAATTATTTCACAAGTATTTATACAGCTATATATTAATATGAATGACACATATAACGAAACAATAACACGTAATGGTCGAATCTACCACTACGACGCTGATCACGACTGTTACTACCCTAGGTACCCTGCTGAAAGCCCTGTGAGTAAGTATGCTTGGATTGTGGTGGTCGTTGTATTGGCTGTGTTATGCTGGTGCGTAGAGACTTTGAGCTAGCAGGAATCTGGCGTTTTACCGCTACGCTTCGCGAGTAAAAATTTTGCGCTGAGCTTCGCTAGGTAAAAATCTGCGGCCGCTTCGCGCTAATAACTCAGCATATTACGGATAAATATTCTTAACATATACGCAGAGGGAATACGTATGAATAACGATATAAGAACAATAATCAACACACTTGATTCTATACAAGAAGGTGAATTAGGTCGTAAAATAGGTTCAAAGATCGGCAGTATCTTCGGGGACAAAGGCGCCGAGCTTGGTGGGAATCTGGGTGACAAAACAGGTGACTTTCTTGACAAGTTGAATCCGTTCAGTAACACACACGAGCCTGCTGGTAGCAAACCTAAAGACACTGCTGATACCAAAACCTCCGACTTGACCACCGCTACTACTAGCACAGCCGGAGTTAAGTCTATCGCCGCAGACGGCACAGCTAACACTACTAAAAATGCGCCCACTGGTGGACAATGGCATGATATTGAAAATCAATATGCTGTCGATCCTAGTAAATTTAGAATTGCCAACAATTGGAAAGACGGTACTACTGGTCTAACTGCTGATGGAAGACTGATAAACGACTATACTAAAAAAGAAGTTACTCCTGAAATTCTACACATTGAACCGCGCAAGGGTTGGACAAAACCCATGACTAATTTTGACGGTAGCCCTATACTGGCCAGTGATGACAATACAAAACCTAAAGAACCCGACCACCCGTACTATCATATTATCTTTACCAAAGGGCAACGAGCGGGTGAACGCTATGACCCGTTGAGAGTAGGCCTTATAAGTCTATTAGAAAAAGATCGTTATGGCAATCAAAGACATCATTACAAAGACAGCGCGGTCCCTAGTATCGTTTGCAATGTGCCCAACGGATATACACCCGGCGGTGAAGACCTGATCAAACAACACCTAGTTAGCAGTAAGGATGTTATAGGATGTTATAAAAATGCCAACAATGGAGTTATTGTGTTGGAATGGCAGCACCGTGGTCTACGACTGGCTCATACTATTGACGATCAAATTCGTAGTGCTAGTGAAACAATGGCAGGTGAAGAAATTGAAAAGTACTACAAGGGCTCTAAAGTCAGTCGTATTGAACACGGACTTGTAGCTGACAGTGCTGTGGGCAAGTGGTACGGAAATGGTATCCACGCCAGTGGCGGAGTATACAAAAGTGGTGGAGTTTTTGGTAGTTTAACACAATCTATTCCCAGCACTGATAAGGAAGGTACACCACACGTTGATCTTTATAATATCCTATACTGGGGTCCGACTAGTGATTGGAAAAATAATGGTCGAAGTGCAATGACCAGTATGGCTTCGTCAGCAAAATATGCAGAAGGATTTGGGCCAGTAAAACCTCGAGTAGTCAACGAAGAACTCAGCCGCATAATTGATCTAGCCTGGCGCTAGGCTCAGTATAAATATACTATGAGATTAAATCAACGATAAGAAGAACTAATATGAACCACAACGAATTAAGAAAACTTATAGACCACATTGATCGCGGCGGCAAGACAGCTAGAGAAATTGATCCTAGAACTGGCCGTATCATTAGTGTGCCAGTATACGAAGGCGACATTGGTCGTAAAATTGGATCAACCATAGGCGGCGTCTTTGGTAAAAGTGCCGGTGAGCGTCTAGGACAACTAGGTAGTGATATAGGTGACATGTTTGATAAACCTAGTTCAGAAAAATCTAAAACAAATGCGCCTGGATCTGATAAGCCTAAGAAAAATGGTCCTGCTAACATTTCAGATTTTTCTAGTGGTCCGGTTGCGGCTAGCGGTCAAGCCGCGGTTAGCGGCGGCGGTCATCCAGGCGGATATCCAGGCGATCTTACACAGCAAGGAAAAGCAGGAGAGCCACCGCGTCCGACAGCTGCCGAAGAACAGGCGGCGCGGGCACCAGGAGGTGGCTACTACGTAGATTCAGTCTTTTCTCGGAAAATGGATGCAATAACACAATTTCACAAAAATCCCAACAGTAACAACGGACATGATGGTTCAGGCATTGATCCTAATGACGACCCTGAAGATCCTAAAACATGGCCAAAGGGTGTTACAAAAGCATCAGACTTTGGTTATCTAGATCCCCAAGGTAAGTGGATACCTACACCTTTTCAATATAGGGATGAAAATGGCGATTTCAAAACTCCTAAGAACAGTCCAGCAAACTGGACAGGGATACCGCACAACAAATGGACGCCGTTTCAACTCAAACTTGAAAAGTTGCAGAATAAAGCTGCCTACACCAGTGCATCTGCCATTGAACAGACTAAATCTGTAAAACTTCCCGATGGAGCTCCGCAGATACCTGGATTCAAGCAAGTAGATGCTGACCAATTTAGTACAGACGCTCGCCAGCCGGGGTTGGAAAAGACTATAGATTGGGTCTATGCTTATAAGAAAGGTAACGACTTTGTTTTAATTGCACCTCAGCTGTACCCCAACACAAAACTCAGTATAGGCAGACACTACAGTGGTTGGGACAACGGTGGGATAAGGGCCGACAACGACCGTGTGCCATCAGCTAACGGTACGGTCTTTTCAGCCAGCCAAAAATTCAATGCCAATGACATGATATTGTCGGTTGTCGTAAATACCAGCATAGGTGCTGGTAATATTGGTGCTCAAATTCTAAAGAGTATATCCGGTTCTCTTAAACCTTTATAAATATACCATGAGAGCAAAAGAATTTATACGCGAAAGCACAAACAAAGACGTCATACGTATGCAACGCGAGCTCAAAGCCGCGGGTGCGGATCTTGGCGCATATGGCCCTGCAGGAGACGGTATTGACGGGCGTATAGGTAGTAAAACACAAGCCGCCATGCAAAAGTTTCCGGCAATTGCCGTCAAGTATAAGCAGGCAATTGCTAGCGTTCCGCATGCTAGTGATGCTGAAGTTGCACAGGGTGTACGAGTCGGGCCTAATACAAATATTGATAATGATACAAGAGCCAGGGCACACGCTAGTGTACAAGATCTTGACAAAGCAGACAGTGGCAGTGTCATGCCGGTCAACGGTCGTGTAAAAAGTCCGTTTGGCCTTAGAAAGGCTCCTACAGCTGGCGCAAGTACTAATCATCTAGGTGTTGATTTGACTTCAGCAACAGGAACTCCTGTTCATGCACCTATCTCAGGTAAAGTTGTCTATGCTAGTATGGATGACAACGATTGCGGAGGAACCATTGCTATATTCAATTCAACTGACAAGATAAAGCATCGCTTCTGCCATTGTTCTAAAATCAATGTTGTCGTAGGGCAAAGTGTAGAGCAAGGTGATGTTGTGGGCCTAACTGGGGGTGGTGCAAACGATCCGGGAAGAGGCACATCAACAGGTCCACATCTACACTGGGAAAAACAAGTTGCTGGCTCGCTAGTCAATCCGATGGCGAACATAGGATAATTATGAGAGCACGTGAATGGTTATATGAAGTTAAGGATCCTAAAGTAGCGGCCTTACAACGAGACTTGCGTAAAGCAGGGGCCTTGAATGTCGAAGGCCCATATTTAGGTGAACCATTAAGAGTCGATGGGAAAGAAGGTCCTAATACTCGTTACAACATGGATCTACCCCAGTTTGCCGGCATCGTTCGCCAACACAAAAATCCGTCGGCACCACATGCTAGAAATACCGTAGCTGATGCAGACAGTCTAAAATCAGGTGAAGAACTATTACCACCACCACCAACCGCCCAGCGTGCCGCGGTAAGTCATATACAAACAGGAATAGATTCAACTCAGCCTACTAACCCTCTCAAAGGTGTTACAGATACGGCAGCATCACCACTACCTAGTCTCGCTCCTGCTCCTGTACCAGTAGGTCCGGATGATTATGTTGCGCCACGCACTGCTCCTAAAGAATTAACCCCACAACAATCTATATCACAGGCCGCGGGTATCGCAGGCGCAGCCGCTGGTGCTGTGACAACCCCTACGAGTATAGATCCGATAGTAAGACAACGTCAGGGACTACCACCTGCTACCACAGCAGAAATTGATGCTTACTCAAAAGCTCACCCTCCTGTAGTCGGGGGTGTAGTAGACGGATCTGGCAAGCCTATTATAAGCGGTGCCGCTGCCGAGATAGAAAAAGACGCTAGAAAAGCAGCCAAGGATCTTGAAACAAAGCAAGGCCCTAATACTAACATTAACGATAAAACTAGAACTGACGCAGATGCTCAAGTTAAATCTAGCATGGCTAAAAACGAAACCGGTGGAAATTTTGATATAACATTCGGTGATTATTTAGATAAAAATACTATTAAAAATGGCAAGTACAAGACCGTTGCACAGTGGTCTCAAGAAACATTGGGTACTCCATTACAGCTAACTCAATTAACTTTGGATCAAGTAAAAGCCTTCCAGAAATATAAGAATTCCGTAGCAACAGGTAGCGGAGCAGTTGGGGCGTATCAATTCATGCCAGATACCCTGTTCGCTCCTACTGGCCAAGTAGCGCAGTTAAAAATTCCAATGACTGCAAAATTTGATCAGCAACTACAAGATAAGATTTATGACAACTTTTCAGCGGAAAACGATCGGGTGCTCAAAGCCAACAAAGTACCACTAACTCCAGGCAACCGGTATATGGCACACTATCTCGGACCATCTGGCGCTTCATGGGTTTATAGCGCGGCAAAAACTGATCCAAACATGACAATTGCAAATGTAATTACCAGTCACGGAAATAGTGACCCTAGCCCGCGCAATCCGGAATTAGCCATACTTACAGCGGGTGAGATGCCAGAAATTATGTCTAAACGTATGGCCGGCCATATAGGCTATGGTAGACCAACTGAACAACAATTTGCCGCCTTGGCAAAACAAAGACCCCAACTAGCGGCTGCGAATAAACCAAGATTGCCAGTCGCTTAACAATCTAGTTCTAGATTGCGAGATAAATGATAGTTATGCGGCACTATTACGTTTTAACCACTAATCCGGCCTTTTTAGACGTGTTTAGGTTTTGAGCTGTAAATTTTAAATTTTGTATGCGAAAAACCAGGTCTTACGTAGCTGTTATTACAGGTTAGTGAGAATATTTTTTCGTAAATTTGGCTAACACCACTTTAATAAGAACAAGGTCTTATTTCGTTCTCGACGAAATGCGATACATGCTTCCCAATAGTTGTGTTCTTGGTTGGTACTGAACGCCCACTCTACTAAATGCGGTCCTGTACACTTTTCTAACCATTGCTCAACATCGTTGACTGCTTCTATCCAGTCTTGCTGATAATGTCGGGGATCTACTGGCCACGGCGCTGTGGCTATGTATATGAAATTGTGATACTCAGGTAGGTACCTAACTGTGCGCATATACACTTATTTACAAAAAACCAAAAATTATTCTGATTTTTTGTAGTATTGGTAATTTACGCTAGTTTCGTTTTCTTTATGGATTGTAGCGCCGTTTTTCAAGTGAAACTTACGGGCCATTTCAGTTTGCGGGCTAAGTGTAACTATGTCTTTGACATCTTTAAATTCACTTAGTATCCATTCTGCGGCAGCTTTGATCAATGCTTGACCAGCACCTGGACTATAACTCCATATAGTATAAAACACTGCGGTATCGTGTGTCTTGTCCATATCAATTAAGTCTTGTTCATTCTTAGGAATATCTTTTAACCACTGCAAACATGTGGCAGCTAGGATTTCTTCACCTGCACGTAATATAAGAATTTCGGCAGCATCATTAACTCGTTGTTCTAGTGGGATATGTGGACGTACTGGATCGTCTTTGATCACTTTGGCTAAAGGATCGTCTGTTGATCGAAGGTGATAAAGTTCCATGATAGTCTTTTAAATGTATTATATACGTACTTATCATTTTAACAAAAAAACGTCATTATTATACATCATCCTGAGGCAAGTTATCTAATAGCTGTCTTAGTTTACTACTTTCAACCTGTGCTCTAACCTTAGGTACCGCTATCCCACTAGTTGGGTCTGTTATTTCACCAGTGGCTGCATTAACAGTCTGACGTTGTTTAATACTATTAAGTAGTGTACTGCCCGCACTTTGGCTGTTATGATTTCCGTACCCATCCTCCTCTGCTAGGTCAGTGATACGCAAACTATCTACGTTAAACTCTAGATCAATTTTCATACCAACACCGGAACTACTACGTGTTTTCATTAACTGGATTTGATAACGTCCACGCTCACGCATAGCACGACTTGTAAAGATACCAAACACATTATCTGCTGTTTGAATCTTACTTAGTCCACCTGAAATATGGCTGTGATCAAACTCAACTTCTTCAACTGCGCCGCGATTCAACTGCGCCGCAGTAACAAACACACAGTTCTTTTCTACTGCTAGATTGCGCAATTCTTCTGACACATACTTGTCTTTAATGAACAAGTCTGCCGGACTAATCTTCTTTGACATGGGCATCAACAAGTCCAAATAGTCAACTAGTAATACGTCAACCTTGCGGCCTGTTTTAATTTCATATTCTTTTAAGTAACTGCGAATATCGTTTGCAGTCTTACCCGACGGCATATACTTGACTTGATATGTGCCAGACTTTTTGCCGATCATTTTAACTTTCATTTCGACATCATCTAAGTTCTTAAAGATCTCGCGAGTTGCCATGCCAGTTACCATTGCATCCATACGCATGGCCACTAGTCCTTCACTAAGTTCAAGTGTCAGGTAAACTACGTTAAGTCCTGCTAGTGCCCAGTTGATACCTAAGTTAGCCAAGAACAATGACTTACCTGCGCCGGATCCACCTGCAAATATATTCAATTCTCCGCGATTCATACCACCGAACAACTTGTCATCAACACTCTTCCACCCAGTACTAACTTGGCCGTTATTATCTTTGATCTTCATCAATCGACTGCGAGGATCTAGCCAATAGTCAGTGCCGAGATCTTTTTGTAGACCCACTTGTATTGCCTGTTTAATCTTTTCTTCAACTGTACCGTACTCGCCCTTTTCTAACATATCTGCCGCTTCTAAAATTGCTCGCTCTAATCCCTTGTGGCGTGTAAATGTTTCAAAGTCATTAAGCAACCAGTCAAAGTGTTCTTCACGCAAGTTTTCCGGAACTTTAAATGACTGACTTGTTGCCGCATTAACAATCTCTTCTGTTGGAACTACATTGTGTTCTTCAACATATTGATTGATAAATTCTGCGGCTAGTTGTAGTTTACGATCAAACAATGTATGATCAAATATACTTTGGCAACGAGCAAAAGTTGCCGCATCTGCCAACATCATTTCTAGATAAACTTTTTGTATTTCGTAACCGTATTCTGTATTTTGTATCATAGTATATTATATATTCTTTATATGTTAATCGCAATGTGTTTGACTGGATCCCATCGATAGTCCCATACACGGTGTTTTGTGTGGTATAATACTGCACCAATGCTACTGCTTGGATCTCCAGGGTTTGGCAATGACCAAATATATTTAAATTTAGGTTCGACTACTATCTTATTTGCTTTGCTATTCATAGCGCATCCGCCCATGTATACTAAACATTCAGCGTTGGTTAATTCCTTGGCTTTTTCCATTACTAGATGAACTTGTTCTGTAAACACAGTTTGAACTGCCGCGGCAATATCACATTGATCGCTTAAATTATGAATAGGATGCGGCCAATCTTGAATACCTCTATGCATATTTTTCTTAGCATCTACTAACGTATCCATGTATTCTAATACGTCATAGTAATAACGCATAGGATCACCCTGGTCACTCATTTGCTGTAATAAATATTCATCCTTGATTGGTGTTAGTCCACAAAGTTGTGTAAATGCACTATAAAATAATCCTAAACTATGTGGATAACTTCGACTCCACACTTTTTTCATCTCGCCGTGCTTACCTTCCCAAATAGTTGCACATTCAAACTCGCCAATAGCATCTAGTACAACAATCGCACAGTGGTTAAACGGGCTAGTATAATAACCGGCAGCGGCATGGCTAGCATGATGCGGGGTATAAGTGATCGGAGCATAATAAAATTGTTTAGTATTCTTTCTTGGCAGTACACTTAGATCAAATGCTGTACTATATTGGCCAGCATAGATCTGTCTTGCCTTCTTTATCCACGGACGTTCGTACCAAAACAGTCTACTGGGACTTCCGTGATTAAGTGCCTGAACAGTAGTTACACTTTCTAATTGATCACTCTTACCGCTATAATTATTAACTAATCGGCCGTCGTTGAACACGGCAATACTGTGACCGTGATTGAGAGCATTTACTCCCCAGACTATCATTTGTAGATAAATGGATCACGCTTGCGCAGGTCTGCTAAACGTTTTTTCCATGCCTTGTGTTCCCTATACCAACGCATAGGATTACGTAAAAAATAAAAAAAGTTACTCATCATTTTCCTTAAACCATTTTTTTGCTCTAAGTTGTATCTTAAGACTATTTGATTCTTTTGAAGATATAATTAGGTATAATGTAGCTAGTCGACCTATCTTCATCACCGCATCATTTACATCTTTAACTCCAGTAGGCCAGTCGGGCATTGATACTGACCAACCATACTCTATTGCTTGTTCTACAGTTCTAGGGCCTTCATGGTCCTTGTCTGGGACAAGTATAATTTCTTTGCCTAGCTGTTTAAGTAACCAGTTTTGACTGTCTTTTATTTCAGCACCTAGTATAGCACAACCGTTAATACTTAGCGCATCAAACGGGCCTTCGCTAACAATTACGAACTCACGACTGTCCTGTTGTTGATCTAAATTAAACACATAACCGGGTTGTTGCTCACTTAGATATTTAGGTTTAGCATCGTTAATAGCACGGGCAGTCCAGCCTACGACTTCACTTTTATAGATAAATGGAATTATAAGTCTGTTGCTAAAACCAATTTTCGGAGTCCAGTAGAACGGATATGCCCACGGATCAATTTTTCTATCAACTAGGTATGCGACTGCTTCGGTAAATTTTGTCGGAACCGCATAGTCTCCATCTGGAAGTTTTAAGAAGGTGTCTAACTCTTCAAAACTAATAGCATCCAGCGGCAATGCCCTTGCATCAAACTTTGGAATTATACTGCGAATTTCTGTAGTATTATTGTCGTCTAATCTAAGTGCTTCAAGCCTTAATTGATTAATGATATCATCAGGCATGTTTAAGTCACGCATGAACTTATTCATTTTTTGACTGATATGCCTGCCTGGTTGCCAACTTGCTTTGAACCCGCAATTGAAACAATGATAACTTACAGCATCACCGCCGTTGATAATAAATCCACCGCGCTGTCTTTTGTCGTCACAGCAAGGCGCATTGAAACTTATCCAACCACTTGGGGTATGTTTACGCTTGCCTGGCAAGTATTGTAGTAAGGTGTCCGCGATTAGGCTCATAGCCTAATTATACTAGAATACAGTTATACTTGCAACCTTTCCGGACGGAACTGGGTTAAAAACTCCTGCCACACTAAGTGTATATTGAGTCCATTTAACTCTAAAATAATTGTATTTTTCAATCGGTACATTGGTCCAACTAAACGCAACTGGAGTAGTTTCGGATACTCTAGAAGAAATTATATATGTTCTTAATGGCACGGCACTTTTCCAAGATTCTACTGAGATAGTGCTAGCTGTAGTTCCTTCTAAAGTAATAGTTCCAATGTATCCAATAGTCTTGATATCAAAACTTAGAGACTGCGTTGGAACTGCTTCGTAAAACTTAGTTGGAATAGCACTAGAATGCTGTATAACATTACCATACAGATCGATTTCCCCAGTAAACGTATCGTACACACGTTCATCACGGAAAGTGGGCATAGCATTGCCTACTAACTCGATAGTGCCAACTGCTCCAAATCTGCTGTCGGCATACAAAATAGTATCAACACCTGCTTTCATGCAAGTAACACTATATTTTAAAAATTGGTCAGTTAGATCAGTTAGGTCTGCTTCAGGTATCATCACAGTGGCAATACCTTTGATAGCAGTTGAACTAACAGTATATGGGCTGTTAGGAAGCGCATTACCAGCGGCATCCATTACGTTAAGTCTAATAAGAGACAACGTGCTAAGATCGATACGTTTCTGATCGGCGTTCTTAATATCAAACTCAATTGTATTATCAATACCGTTATAAATTTTTAATTTTCTTTGATACACGTTAGTATACTCCGTAGTGAATCCTGCCAGATCGGCTAACAGCTCAATCCTATTAGGATATAAATATGATGAGATTTTTTGCATTTGGCAAAATCCTTTTAAGTATTTATGGCAAAACTAAGAGACGAAATAACACAAAATTTACCATTTGTTAGCGTTATAAACTACGGTGACAACGAGTATGTTGGGATTATAATAAACCAAGATCAATTCGTCACCAGCTTTTACGACCTAAACGCGATTAAAACACCAGAAGAGCGAACTCTATTTTTAGAAATAGGTGAAACTTGGTGGTGGGAATCAAACAGGCAGTTTCCGATAAGCATATTTTGCAGAGATCAAATTAAACCCTTTGCATATGCTGTTAAGACTCTAAACAGTAAAGATACCCGAATTATACTAGGTCCAGTCGTTAATCTAATGAACTTGACCTTGAAGCGTGTTAAACGTAAAAGTTTACAATTAGTTCGTAAGACTCGATAATTCTTCACAGATTAAATTCATCTGCACTACTATGGCTGTTGCATATGCAACCGCATGACTTTTCTTAAAGTAGTACTCACCAGTCGTCGGTTTGTCCCATACTGTAGCCATAATGTCTTTCCAAGTCTGATCTTGTAGGTGTCGCTTGCCTGGGCGGATCAAGGCTAGGCATGCGGCCAGTTCTAATATACTCGTTGGCTTCAGCTTCCGTAACAAGTCTCCATGACCGTTTACCTGAAACAATAAATTCGTAAAATCGTCGTTCTCCAGCAGATCCCATATTGGTTCTGTCTCCATTAGTTTTTGTAGATGATCTCTACTTTTAACTTTTTCGTAAACGCTTACATTTAAAAAATCTATCTTAAAATAACCTCTATCTTCCGCTGTTTTGTATTCAATAGTACTTAATTCAGTTATAGGATTATATGGAATAGATGTACAGTATACTCCTGAATTGTGCTTTTTAAAAGTGCCATCGTCTTCTTTTATAGATGCGGTAACATGTTTAAAATGTGCGAGAGCTAGTGTTCTATCAGCAAAGTCTATATCAATATCAGGCATTATATATTTGATTCCTTAACTACTTGTTTAACTAAGTCTACATCTAACGACAGTTTTTTAAACTTGTTGAGCCAGAACGGTATGTCCATTATAGCATTAATAGCAGTCAATTGTTCATCATTAAATTTCTTTAGCATAGCCTTACCAGAACTTGAATTTAAAACTAACCACGGACTTATCTTTCCATCCTTGATATCAAAACAAGCACGACTCAAACTAACGTATAAAAAATAATGATTCCAAGCGGCATTGTTATTTTCACCCCATGCCATCATGTGACTAATACTACGTTCTAGTGCAGTCTCTACTGTTTCTTTTTTAATTAGATCGATTACATATTGATCGTATAATTCATCTCTACACCAGTGATCTAATTTAACCCCACTAGTAACTACATAATCCATAAATCTTTCTGGGTACAGCGGGTTAACATTGCTCATGAAACTGCCAAATTTTACAAATGCATTATAGTACGGGCTATGGGCGAAATCATCATAAGTTTTATCTTGTTTTGAATTCTGTGTTTTACGATAGAATCTATTATAGGTATCGTACCCTAACAAAACATGTCTCTCAGTCTTAGCTAGTGCTCTACGTTTTTGCTCACAAACATGTACAGCCAAGGTTTTTTCCTTGGAAAATTTATGATTACAATACTGGCAAGTATATGATATGTTTTCTGTCAAAGCCATCATTTTAATTTTTTAGCGATAGTTGCTTCGTCCATGCCGTACTTTCTAGCAAGCTCTTTTATTTCTTTATCTGTTGTTAGTTCTGCTAACATTTCAAGCTCATCAATTTTACGGTTGGGATAAATTTCTTCTAAAAACTTCATCTTTTTGCCGCCTGTGCCTGCTTTCTTTTTATTGCCAAGCCATTGGTGGAAGAACACTTTTTCTCCATTCCAACTACACATACACAATAGCAACCATAAAAGTTTAGGATGCTTCTGCAACAAATTCCAATGCTTGTTAAAGTACTCATTGACAGTTAGTACAAAATGTTCTTGGACATCTCTGCTTTGACCTTGTACATTACTGATATAACGATTTAAAATAAAGTATTCTTGTTTGAGTGATTTCTGCTGATCGGCAGTCATTTCATCCCATGCGCCGCGGATGTTCATGTCAACAAATGCCAACTTTTCTTTCAGTTCAATCTTATCACTCATAGTTTGTCTTTGCTCAGTTTGTATATCATTATAGCACGATCTAGAGCCTTTTGTAAAGTGATATTGGTTTTCGCCTCACGATGAATTTCACCCCACAATTTGCTTTCCAATATGTGTTCGTGTAATGGTCTGCCGTCACCAGTGCGTGGATCGAATTTTGGATCGTCTTTGTTATAATCCCAACCTGCTGGTTTTCTAGTCATAGGATCTGCTCCAAACTCTCTAGTGTACACTACGTTATCTACTCGTTCGTGTATGAGTTTTGCACCTGGTTTAAGATTGCCCATCTGCAAATTTCCTAATAACTTCATCTTTAGGAACTAGTCTAGCATCAAATGCCATAACTGTCCTATGACCTTCACCCTTCCACGGATATACAGTATGCGGAAGATGACTCGGAAACAAAATAACAGTACCAGGAGTTGGTGTATATTTCCATGTGTCTACCATGATAAATCGATTTATATCACGAGTCTGTGGTAGTCTAAATTGTAACTGGCTATCAGATGCCGCACTACCTTCTTGTAGATCGGGAGCGTTGATATAAATGTTTCCGCTGATATTTCCGGCTGGATGTGTATGCAATTCTTGATACTGACCTTCAGTTTGTCGAATAGTCCATATGCTAGTAATTACAGGTTTACATAATTCTAAATCATTAGCCCCTGACTGATGCGTAATAATTTCCATGTAACCTTGGCAAATACTTTCCAAATATGTTACGAGCCAACTAACATCTAACTCTACTGTGTTTGGATACACTTGTACTTGTCTGCCACCACGGATGCTAATAAACGGATTACCACCATCATCTAGTTGCGGTTGTGAGTGAAACATGTTAGCTAGTTGATATATTTGACTAAATGTTACTGGTGGAATATCATCTACTGCTACTACAGTTGGGGAGAAATAAGCAATTTTTAACGCCATATTGATTCCTTATAATATTTTATCTAATTGTATAATTTCGCTTTGTCTACTTATTTCTTTGACAAAATATGCACAATCAGGTTGTTCTTTAAATGATGTTGGTGTGGCTAATAGCTGGCCATTTTTCATTTTTGGAAAGTACCATTTAACATCATTATAGAAATTTACAATTTCAATCTTTTTAAATTCAACTCTAAAACTGCTAAGTGGATTAAAAATCAATGCTTCAAATCCTCTGTCATTTAAACTAGTCAACGGTATAATTTCAATATCACATGCTGTTGAACTGTCTCCAATAGCTATCGACCAATCAATGGGCATGACAACTTCGTCTTCACCTATTCTCAGTACCATTGCAGGTGCATTAAAACTCTCTAGGAAAATTAATGGCATAAAGAAAAAATCTGGTTCGTTTGGATTACTATTATCTAGCACAGCAAATCTAGTATTTTCGTCCACTTCCTCCGGTAAATTGTTCAATGAGAACGTTTTGTTATCAAGCGTTAATATTTGCATAAATCCTTATTTTTGCCAGTCTATCTTTTCAATATTGAACGGATACTTAGCTTCCTTGTAAAATTTCTTTCTTTCTGTAAGATGTCGTTTGGCATACTTACATGTTGATGTGAGGTCCCAGATCTGGACGAAGTCTTTGTCTTCTGCTTTTCTAATACCTCGCCCAATTGATTGTATAACCCTTGTAAAGCTCTTTCCGGATTCAAGAAGAACCAGATTAAAAATACGAGGGATATTAATACCCACAGCGGCCACACCGTAAGTCGCCACAATAATCTTGTTAGTACTCGTTTTAATTTCGTCATACTCTTCCTTCCTGTCCTTAGTTTTTACTTCACCTGAGACAAAAACTGCATCTTCAATTTCATTAATAATAAATTTGCCTGAATCGATTCTATTAACTAGAACTAGTGTGTTGCCTGCTTCTGATATTTTTTTAATCAGCTTACTGATATAAATCATCCTGTCGTCATCAGTGACTAGATATTTTAATTCGTCTGAATAACTGCTAAATTCCGGTAAATCTATTAGCTGTACAACATTAACATGGCATGTAGATAACACTCCAATGTCTTGTAACTCGTGTGCTTTGATGCCGCCTACTACCGGTCCAAGGCTGGCAAATATTTGTTCGCTTTCAAATTTTTCTTTAGGAACAGTTCCAGTCAATCCCCAACGAATTGGAGCATTTGCTAGATTCTGTGTTAGTAAATTCTTTAGCACTTCTGCCTTGGCCATATGGACTTCATCAACGATAACACATTTAACTCCATCAAGAAATTCTGCTAGTGTTAATATATCGTGCTCGTGATTTTTACTTTTCTTGTCTAAAATATTAAGACTTTGCCAGGTACAAATAGTGTGTGTCTTACCTAAATCTTTACGATCTCCGTAATATACACCTACGTCGAGTCCAACAGCAATAAAGTCTTCTTCTGTTTGTTCTACAAGACTTTTGTTCGGAACAATAGTAATTGTTCGTCCGTATTTTTCAGCTAGCTGGCTTAATGTAGCTGTAGTAATAGTCTTGCCTGCGCCTGTGGCAATTTCTTGTAAGGATTGCGTATTTTCAAGAAATTTATTAACAGCGTCAACTTGATAGTCACGCAACATGATAGGCTGGCCAGCTTGTTGATGACCCTTAGGCCAAACTTTACCTTGGTCGGCCCAGTATGTTTCAGTTACTGGAGTAAAGGAAATCGCACTAGTAGTGCGTAAGTCTTCAACGTCTTCAACTTGAATACCCATCTTACCTAGTATTTCTAAAATAACTTCTAGCTGGCTTAGGTATCCATTGCCGCCTAATCCGAACAGACTGACCATACCGTCCCAACGTCCTAACTTAAACGCAGGATGATATCGTGCATATGGGATCTCATACTTGAAAGCGTTGGCTAACTTCTTACGAGCATCGAGTGGTAAGTTTTCAAGTTTGATATTAACTTCATCTCGTATTATTAGTTTTACGGCCATTTTACAGTTATTTCCAATAACGCAGGTTCGTCACAGTAGTCTAAAACTAAATCGCAACTCTTAGAGTATACACTCGTTTTGCCGTGACGTAGGCCTAATTTGGTGTTTAATCCTAGCACACTCATTGGCTTCCAGGTATTTTTTAAAAAGAATTTAGGAATCTTACTACCTAGTATACAAGCAACTTTTGTGTCCTGATCTAGCTTTGCATTTAGTTGTCGGTCAGCAACTATCTTATTAAAAATAGTTCCTGACGGTGTATTGTTAAATCTAAAGTAAACACCAATGTTACTAGTAATTCCATTTTTTTCTAGTGAATCTATTAACATTTCTAGTTGTTGGGTAGACACTGCTTCATTCTCGGATTGGAATACAACTAGTATTGGATATCGTTTTAAATCTGTTATTGATTCGATTACAGCATCTAATGTGTGTTCTTTCTTATTAATCCAAAGTCTACTAGCTGGCCTATTGGCAATATACTCGGTTAAGTTTTCACCTAAATTTTTTGCGGTATCTGTAAAGTATTGATACCGCATACTCCGGTCATGGATGATATGTTGGGTAACAGCAGTATCTATGCCGAGGTCAGAAGTAATGTGTTTTTGAAAGCTGTTATTTTCAATGTTAGTAATTAAAAATTGAGATCTAATGTCAGCTTCATTCCATGATTTTATGATATCATAGTGACTTGTAATCTCGCTACTAATATCAAAATTAAACGGAGTTAGTAACTCAACAAGGCTAACTATATTTTTTTCAGTTAGTTCAGCATACCATTTTTTCCCCAACTCACCGCTATAGAGATTTTCTATATGCCTAGTACTCTGTTGAAGTATCTTTCTTATGTTTGCTGAAAATGTAAATTCTATACAAATTTCAGGCTCTTCAGATACATTGGCAATATACAGTTTCTTTATCTGATCAACTTGTCTAAATGGGCGTGACCAGGTCGGCGTTGTTAGTGTACTAGCCAGTGCATCATCGATATTGCTTAATTTTTTCTTATTAGATTGCAGTATCTTTAACAGCAGATTACTTTGATTTTCTGTAATAAAAAATGATCCAGCGGCTTGGTGAGCTAGGCTTTTTAAAGTGGCTGCATCTTTTGGTGCTAGCAATGTTTCTATGCCGGGCCCTGGGTGATTAATAATCTTTAACAGTAAATTGTCAATTGTTGTCATATATGTTAGTATACACTAGTTTAGTTTGAATGTAAACCTTTTTAGTGAAAAAAATAGGCCTCAATATTATTTAAGGCCTATTGGTGTCCTTTTGGACAAATTGATTAGATAGATGAGTCTTCCATTCCAGCAACCCGTAGTTTTACAATATTTGTAATTTGCCACTGCTTCTGGTCAAGTGCTTTAGTAATACCTAACCACTTGTTACGAAGTAAAGCAAACTCATTGATAATTTTTTCAAAGTCAATAACATCTGCTTCGCCTTCTACAAACTTTTCGCAATCTCGACTACTTAATGCACGTTGATAATTTTCTAAGTATTTTCGGAAAAATTGACTTTTTAAACGGCGCAATTCAATGTTGAGATATTCTAAAATAGCTTCAATTTCTTGTAGTTGACTAAATCGTTGTTCGACTACGCCAGGCATACTTGCTGATGCTTTTTCTAAATTACCAGTTAGGCGAACCTCTTTACGAGCCTCGCCTAATTCTGATTCGTAATATAAAACAGCATCTGGAATATGACTGATATCCTTGGCTATCTTAGTATACCACATTAATTATTCCAATTCTTTATAGTCGTCATCTTCTTCTTCTGATTCTTCATCATCATTAAGATAATATGCAATTGCTTGGTCTAGGATTTCATCAACCCCAGTTGCCGCTTGTAATACGCGATCACTAGCACCGAAGTCTGCCAATAGATCGATATAACGTTCTGCGACTACTTCTTGTTGCTTCTTATCAATGTACTCGATAAAAGTAAGCCATACATCACCAATTTGTGTTTCATTCAACATTTTCTTCTGTCTCCTCAGGAATGGTAGTTATTGTCAAAGGTTTGATATGAAATTTATTCATTATCATATCTAATTTATCATCTTTCCATTCTTTTCGGTAGAATTTGAATTCCTCACCTGTCTCTGGATCGACCCACTTGAGTCTGTTGCCTTCTTGTTTTAACAAGCCGGCTTTTTCGCACATATCGACCATTCCACTGTATGGATTCATACCTGTTTCATATGGAATTTTAATTTGTAC